GCCCATCGGCGTAGCAATACCACGTCGGGGTTTGGTACTTGTTCGGGATCGCGAACTTCTTCTCGGCGGCCAGCGCGACCGGGATGCGCGCGATCTTGTTCAGATCATCGGTGACGGCGATCGGCTCGTCGAAGCGGTAGACGTCGTACATGAAGCCCTGACGCGCGGCGAGCTTGGGATATTTGGCGTAGAGAAGTGCTTGCAGGCGTTCGCCGGTCATCATGCTAACTTCCTCTTGTTTCGTATTACCAAACTAGCGACGTGTGCGAGCATTTTCGTATTACCATACAAGTATGGAAAAGCCACCAAGACCCAAGCGTGAAGGCCGTCCACCGTTAAAGGATGGATCGCCTTCAATCATCCTCACCATCCGTGTTACGCCGGAGCAGCACGCCAAGTTCAAGCGCCTTGGCGCCGACTGGCTGCGCAAGGCAATCGACCGAGCAAAGGAGCCAAAATGACCGAAGAAATCTGGATGCCAATCCCTGGCTTTAACGGCTTTTACGAGGCGTCCAGTCATGGGCGAATTCGATCAAAGGACAGGCTTTCTCGATCCGGCAAGGCGCTTCGGAGAATGTTCGGCCGAATATTGGTTCCGCAACTTACCGGACGACGCTACCCCGTGGTCAGCCTGTCCTTGGATGGCGAGGTGAAAAGCTATGTCGTCCACAGACTGGTCGCCAAAACCTTCATCCCCAATCCGGACAACCTGCCCGAAATCAACCATAAAGACGGGGATAAGACCAATTCACGCCCAGACAACCTTGAGTGGTGCTCGCGCGCGCAAAACAATGACCATGCCATCCAGTCTGGACTTAAACCTCCAGTTCTCGGATCGCGCCATGGGCGCTCTAAGCTTACCGAGGATCAGGTTCTGCAAATACGCCAACTTCATGCATCCTGCATCTGCGGATCCGCGATTGCCGCTCAATTCAAGATTTCGCCGACGACTGTTTCGCAAATTTGGCGGCGGATGCTCTGGACGCACATCTAGGCGCGCACCAGCGAAATTGCGTTACCGCCACCCAGTTCCGGCCCCGGCTTGAAGCCCAGGAACGCGCACATGCGGCGACGCACCGAGTCGAACAGGCGCTCGCGGTCAACCTGCTCGTTGACGTTGCGCTTCCAGACAGCTGCCGCGTCCGTATCGAGGTTGTCGCCAACGGTCAGAATCGCGGCTTCAAGCGACGCGAGCGGCGTCAGGTAGATGTCGACGAGCACCGTTTCTTCGCTTGCACTCAGGTTCTCTACCTTTTGGGTAATCGACAGCGGCGGCTGTAGGCGATCGCCAGAAACCGAGTAGACCGTGTCGGGAAAGCCGGCGTTCAGCGTGGGATATCCCATCCAGCGACGGACATCGACCTTTTGCGCGTCGGTGAGCATGACAATTCCTTATTCAGCCTTCGGCTTGCGGCCGCGGCGCGCAGGCGTATCGTCCGACGCTTCAACGCCGACCGGAGCCTCGGTTTCACCGCCCAGCAATTCGTGCTTGTCCGGGTCGAAATCGGCTTTATTGATCACGACGTGATCGCCTTGCGACTCGTGCCATGGTTTGATCTTGATGGTGTCCATGCAGTGTCCTTGCATGGCCCGATGACGCGAACGCCATCGGGCCGGGTTTGCGATTAGCCCAGCAGGATGCCGGTGTGACGCGGGGCGATCAGCTTCTTGCCCCACGCGAGGTTGACCTCGTAACGCACCTGGCGCTTCTGCTTGTAGATCGCGAACTCGTACGTGATGCCCGACACCGGATCGGTAACCATCATCACGTCGTCAGCGTCGTCGCCGCCTTCCGGCATGGCCGGCGCGCGGGTGGCGAGCTGGATGGCCGAACGCTGCAGGACGATGTTGCGGGTAGCGGTCGCGACCACGGTGATGGCGGTTGCCGACGCCGGGATGGCTTGCAGCAGGCCCGGTTCGGCGATGGTGAAGGTGCCGCCATTGGACACGTCAGCGTCACCCGAAGTCACCAGATACTTGCGGCTGTCGCCGGCGAACGACACGAAGTCGCCGGCGATGATCGTACCGGTGCCGGCCGATGCCAGCGTGATCGTGGTTGCGCCGACGGCATAGCCTGCGGTGTTCGTGGTTGCCGAAGCGCCGGTGCCAGCGGTGACGGTGCTCTTGATGGCTGCCGACTGGTGAACGTCCAGACCTTCAACCTGGCCGATGATGCCGCGACGCAGCAGATCTTCGGTGCCAGCTTCGTTCGCCTTGAACAGGACCGACTGCTTGCCGCGGATGTTGCGGATCGCGGTCGAGCCCAGGATCAGGTGACGGTCGGCATCCGGTGCGCCGTTCTCGTCGAGAATCTCGTGGGCGCCAGCGAAGTCCGAGAAGTCGCCGGCGGTGCCGAACGGGGTCGTGCCGGCCGTGCCGTAAGCACGGCTAGCCGATTTGTAGACCTCCTGATACAGGTCCACTTCCATCTCGTTGGTCAGCGTGCGCAGCGCTTGCGCGATGCGGTCGCGGTTGACTTGCTGCAGCGTGCCGGCGCTTTGCAGGCTCTTGGTTTCCTCGCCGGTGATGCCGAACGGGACCGAGCGCGCCTTCGTGATCGACATGTCGACGTAGTTGATGGTCTGGCTCGGCGTGTCGGCAGCGTATGCAGCCGCGGCCAGGTCTTCAGCCGCCATCGTGCCCACGACCGGCGAACGCACGGTCTGGTTCAGAGCAGCGCGCTCGGCGCTGAAGTCTTGCGAAACGGCGTTGATGAAGCCGACCTTTTCGCGGGACACGACGTCCATCGCTTCGTAGATGGTCGGGATCAGGCCAGTGAGAGTAAGTGCGCCCATGTTGTACCTTTCAGGGAATAAAAAACCCGCTCAAGGCGGGCCATTTGGAAAATCGAAGTAAGAGTTGAATAACTGCACAGGCCATCCAGCCCATACGCCAATTCCCCCATCCAGGGTTTGGCATGGCGAAACTGATACTGCCCGTCCTATCGGTCGGTAATGCTTAGTCCACGACGGTCATGCCGGCCTTCACTGCCGCGGCGCGATCGGTCGGGTTCATGGATTCGAACTGCTTGCGGTTGATTTGCTTGTCGCCGCCTGCGCCGGTCTTGCTCTGACCTGCACCGCCGCCCGATGCGCCGGTGCCCTTGAGGATCTGGTCCTTGAACGGGCAGGCGCGCACGAGGTGATCGAGCGCCTCATCGAAATCGGCGAGTTCTCCGGGGCGCGCGGCCGAATAAATCTTGTTGCCAGCGGCGTCGTAGCCCACCGTCTTGCCGTCTTCCACGCGGAAATTCGCGCCGAAATATGCGCGCGCCATTTCGCCGGGGATTGCCAGGCGCAGCGGGTGTTTGTCGTCGGTCAGCAGCTTGGAATTGGCGAAGCCGCTACCGATCATGTGGCCGTTCAGTTCGGACGTGCGCTTCTCCAGCGTGGCGGTCAGTTCCTGAATCTGCGTTGCGCTCGCCTTCGCTGCGGCAGCGACCTGCTCCTGTGCGCTGCGAGCGGCGGCGTCCTTGATTTCCTGCACCTGGGCGGCGGTCTTGAGCTCACCGGCATTCAGGTTCTTGATCGTTTCCAGCGCCTTGCGCGCGTCCTCGGCGTTCTCGATGCCTTCGAAGCCTTTCAGTTTTGCCTCAGCCGCTTCCTTGGCCTCGCGATGCGACTTGGCCTCGCCATTGAGGCGGCCAATCGTCGCGATCGTAGTGTCGGCATCAAACGGCGCTTCGCGGCCGTCGCCATAAACGAAAATCGGCAACTTCTTTTCGGCATCCACTGCAATGGTGCCGTCAGCATTAAATTTGAATGGCATTGTCTAACTTCCCGGGCATCCGCCCATCAAGGTGGCCTTCCTGGCCGTGCACCGCATCGCTTCCGCTAGCGGCAAGAAAAGGCCCCGGGCTTTCGCGCGAGGCCTTGGTGTTCAGGTTACTACTTGGCGCAACAGGCTGATCATTGCGGCGCCGGAGAGGGCTGAGGTTGCGCGTCAATCAGCGTTTTCTCAGTCTCCCAGTCGAGATCCGGCGACACGATGCCGCGGCGCTGCATTTCGGCGAAATACGTCCGATCACTGATCTTGCGTGCCTTGGCAGCATCCAACAGGGTCTGCGTGGATGCATCGGACACCGACGCTACCCCATAGTCCTTGAACAGCGCGACGTGACCGCCCGTCTTCTCGCCAACCCACAGGGCAGCGATCTGCAACGCCTGATCGAGCGCATCTTCCAGATTGCC